TGACACCCCTTGCGGGGTGTCTGCCTGTTCACTGTTAGACTACATCGAATAACTGCCCTTGTCCGTGAGGACTCTGGGATTAGCGGGTGTAGTCGAGTGTTCTCCCCAACCCTGCCCAAAGGCGGAACTGGGGGATCGCCGTGAGGCGAACAGGAGGTGTCGGCGGCCGATACGACATTAGCCGCCGTAGCCTTCATCGGTCTTTACAGACGGAGAAGACCACAATGACAGTCAAGGTGTTTGATACACCAGACACTTACTCACTCGTACATGTCTTTACCACCGACCATAAAGGTAAGGTGACCAATGACTATGTTGCACCGCTGTTAAGCGGCGAGAAGCGAGGCCGAAAGGCAGGAGCGAATACCCCTCATTTTCATGAGAGGATTAAGAAAGGGGAATTTCTACCCCTGAACTCCTACAGTAGGTGGGACTACGAGCTTAAAGCCATAGAAGGCTCACGCACGTGGGACAACCTGTCACAACCGCAATGGGGTGGTTCTAACTATCCCTACGCGCATTTGCCATACCGGATGCTTGGCGGAGAGCCGAGATCTGATATGTGTGGAAACCCCTTCGAAGGGGTGGACACTATGCTGTTATTGACGAAGGCACTTGCCGACGCCGCACCTAGTCTCGATGTGCTGACGACAGCCGCGGAAGCGGCCAAGACAGCTGAGATGGTGGTTACAGCACGCAGTACTGCAAAGGACCTCATCGCACAAGCCCGCAGGGGCGGTTTTAATACCGCTAAAGCTGCTGCGTCCGCGTGGATGCAGTGGCGATACGGGTGGACGACGCTTGGCTATGATATGCAAGCGATTTATGAGCTCCTGAGGAAGCCCGGTAGTCACACGTATGTGACTGGGCAGGCGGGAACCGACAGTACGTCGGATATCTCTGGTGCAGGAACACGTAGCCCACGTACCGAAGGGTATTTCAGCTACGAATATTCTGGCAGTGTTGACACGAGTCTTCGCGCCAGGGTTACTGCCAAGTGGGATGGTAAGACGCAGAATTTTGCGCTTGTTAATCCGCTTGTGACAGCCTGGGAACTGGTTCCCTACTCTTGGGTAGCGGACTGGTTTGTGAGTGTCGGAGACACTCTGAAGGCGTGGCACGTCCTTTCACAGGTCGTGGAAATCCATGCTTCGCTGGGTTGGAAGACCACCGCTCATGCTGAATTCGCCGAAACGGCAATTCCAGCCTCTGGGTGGAGCCATACGGGCAATTGGGGTTGGACCGAAACGTTCGACTCTAGAGGCCGTATTCCGATCAGTATACCTTTCATTGTTCCGTCCATCACCGTCGATCTCACTACAAAGCGGATACTAGATGTAGCCGCCATGTGCGTTCGACGTATCGACTAACTGATTCAAAGGAGAATCAATCATGGCTTCTTTTGCCACAACCATCACGGAGTTCTCCGACAAGGAGAATAACCGCACCTTTATGGTCGCGGGTCATACCGTGCAGGCCCCCCGCCTTGTTATTCAAAAGCGCAAGGTGCCGGCCACCGCGGCGGCGAATGCGGAATCGCATTTGCTCGTCGTTTACGGGACCGAGGATGCTGACGGCTTGCCGCTGGCGTCTAAGGTCGTGTTTGATGCAGGCGTTCGCTATCCCGCGAACGGACAGACGGACGATGTCGCCGCGGCTCTTGCCGTTTTCCGCGACTTCGTGGCCTCAGATGAGTTCGCCAGTCTGGTGAATTCGCAGGCCTACATCCAGTAGAGGTCGCCCATGAAATGGGTGATCTTTTGGAGGCGCTTAGCTTCGCACGTGTGCGGAGCAGTTAGCCTCCTACTCGGACGTCCTCGGGACTTATCATCCCGTACTGTTTACACGAAAGAGGTATATCGCAATGACAACCTCCAAGAGCTCGAAGAAGGAACTTCGAATGGACCCGTTCAGGGCCGCACTCTCACTGCTTCGAACGCTACTACCCAAGTCCGAGACCCGTCTTAGGGTTGAAGGACTGCTTCGCCAGCGCAATGTTTCAGCGCTGGCCGAGCTTGGTCTGATTGAGGACCGTGAGTATCACGATCCTATTGAGTGGTCCGAGACACTTGCCCTCCGGCAGGTGGCGGCGTTGTTTAAAAAGAATGACGCTTTCTCTAAGTCCGATGTCTGTACTGCCGCTGCTCGTAAGAGCTTTGAACGCGGCGAAACTAGATGTCGGATTACCAACAAACGCCTTGATCACTTTTACCAACATCCGGATCGGAACGACCCGGAGATAGGGGAGTGGTTGGAGCGTATGGAGCGAGAAATCGCCCTGTTGCTTGGTGACCCTCAGGACTTCCTCGACGCAATGCCGGGGATGATCCGTCTGACCAACGGTGCTACCGAGGACCGGCCACGAAAGCGCTCCCAGCCTTACCTCAAAGTTTCGAGGAGGCTACGGGGCCCACGCGCGGTTGTTCCCTATCTAGGGAGTCTGCTTCAGTCTTATGGAGTGGATTTAGCCTCTCTCTTGTTTACGAGTGTAGAACGCAATGTTATTGCGCTCGTTCCGAAGAGCTGGAAGACGTATCGCACCATTGCGAAAGAACCGACCCATTCTCTCCCGTTCCAGCTTGCGCTGGACGGCTTCCTTAAAACGAAGCTGAGGAAGTGGGGGATCGACTTGTCTTCTCAGCACAAGAACCAGGAGCTCGCCCGATTGGGGTCCATTGATGGATCCTGGGCGACGATTGACCTGGAGATGGCGTCTGATACGCTAAGCTTAAATGCTGTCGCGTGGATGCTGCCACCTGAATGGTACAAGCTCTTCCTGAGCTTCCGTTCATCTTGTTACAGCGCCCCGTGGGGGGATGGCAGTTACGCCAAATTCTCCTCCATGGGCAATGGGTATACCTTTACCCTTGAGACGCTGATCTTCACTGCAGCTTGTCGTGCTGTTGGCGCTCGCCAATGCGCGGTGTACGGCGATGACATCGTTGTCGAATCCGTATATACCACCTCCGTGGTCAAGTTGTTGAGTTTCCTCGGTTTCAGGACGAATGCCACAAAGACATTCTGCCACCCAGACTCGCGATTCCGTGAGTCATGCGGCTGTGACTACTACAGGGGCCAATACATCACCCCATTCTACCTTCGCGAATGTCCGAAAGAATCGGATCGCGCCGGTTGGTCACATGTTCTGAACGGCTTGGTCGCCGCCGCCGGAGTACCCGGGCCACTGTGGTCCTGGGCAGCTCTAGAGGTTAAGCGATTGGGCCTTCGCCTCGTTCCTTGGAACGAGGACTCCAGGTCCGGTGTCTTCGTGACGCCGGGGTTTTGCTGGAGGGAGGGGAAACTGAAGGTTGATAAAAGACGCGTTGTGAAACGACGGCGAACTGCCCGTCTATCACCGGTTGGCGAGGCGTTCGTGCATCTGCACAATGCCTGTCCCAACCCCAAGGATCCCTTTGAGATCGTGGATAACCCAAATTTTGGATTCCCGATTTTCGAGGGGTACGCGCCCAAACAAGAGCGGCGTAAAACGCCGGGCTGGAGGTCTTACCTCTTGTGGTTCATTGAAAAGAGCTGCGAGAAAGCCTCCCCTGCTCCTGAGTCGAAGCGTGCGTCTGCATACCTTCTGCAGCTTGACGCGAGACTTAGGAGAGAGACGGACGGGACCGCAACGGTTACGTCATATGTCTCAGATGGAACTCGCTATGCCCACAAGGCACGGCGGTACGATCCGAAACCACTAATGACTCCGGGCCACTTATTCCTTTGGGATGAGGTCGTCCATTAGTCATGCCCTTGTGTAAGGAACACAA